GTTTCTTCAATTGGTGTTTCTTCAGACATTTTAATTCCTCAATTAGATTTGTGCGCCCATTCGGATCGCAGAGATTTCGTACTCGAACATCTCTTGTGAAAACACTGGACCAGTTGCTGCACCTTTTTCTTCAATGCGAGCTGCAGTTTGTTCACCCGCGTATGTGCCGACAATCTCACCAGCACGTGCGCCAAATTGAACCGCTTTGAACAAGGGCAAACCTTTGACTCTACGTGGCAAGTCAAAGATGTCAAACATTAACATGTTCAGTCCTCATCGTATGATTGTTGCAACTCGTAAGCCCGCTTAAGTCGCATAAGGTAAACGTATTCTGCTTCTGTCTTTGGTTCTGCACTTAACATGTGTCGGCTGCCCGAGATAAACATCCCAGTCATACCTTGTGCAACAGGTGCGATGACACGATAAGAATAAATTCGATCAGATGCAGTAGGTTGCATTGATCCAAAGAAGTTTTCATTGTAAAGACGCATTGAACCAAGTGGCCCCTGGTCTTGTGTGATTGACCAAGTTTGGTTACGAGCGTAAACAGTTTCTGCCCACGTTAATCCCGGGCTTGTGTTACCTGCTAGGTTTCCATAAGCAGACACAGCAATAAGCTCAGCATCGGTTAAGGATGTCGTGCTCATAATGTCTGTAACTAACAATTCATCTCCTGGTGTTGGGTTGGCAGTGACCATTGGTTCTTTTATCATCTGCACGCCTGCTGATTCAAAGAACAACGTCTTGTCGTCCATGGCAATACCTGCAAGGTCGAAGTAGTTGTCACTGATGAACACGTTAGACGTAAGATACTCTCTCCAACCGCCAAAAGAATCCGCAGCTGTAATGGTCCAATCTGATCCACTTCGAGCAAGGGTAAATCCCTGGTGTTCTTTAGCTAAGAGTTTCACTTCTTAGCCCCCTTCTTGGATCGCTTCCAACCCTTGGCCGCTTTCTTGAAACGTGCTTGATGAGTCATACGCGGATGAGCCTTTTTGAGTTTGGCAAGTTCCTTCTTCATGTATTTGTTATACGCTGAGGGTGCTCGCTTGACAGTCTTGACAGCCTTCTTGACTGCTTTCTTTCCAGCCTTCTTTGCTGTTACACGTGCTTCTTGTTTTGCACTCTCAACAAACAGCGCCTTGAGTTCTTCAAGGGTTCCTTCAACTTTGACCAAGGTAAACACCTCAGTTGTCAGCTGCTGTCGATTGGATTGCAATAGCCATGAAGTCCTTTGCACTCAGGGTAACAATGGAAGCGTTGACTCTAACGGTGACGTTGAGCACCTTGGCGCTTGCAATTGCAGTTGTCAAACCAGTGATGTAGAGTTGATCGTTCACGATGTAACGTCCGTCGTCGCTGCCCTTGCCGTAATTATCGGGGTAAAGATCGGTAGCGTTCTGAAGGTATGCATCGTTGTCAAAGTTGAGGACACCGCTTGCAACAAGCGCACGATCATTGGCAAAGACAAGTCCACCACGGTTTAGGTCTGTGACCTGAATCGATGCTTGAGCTGCGCCACCAAAGGTTGCCCAAATTGCTTCAGCAGCAGTTGTGCCTTGGAAGATGAAGTCAACGGAATGGACCTGGAGTGCTTGGCGATCACCAACGTCGACGTAACTGCCGAGGTCAATCGTTGCAAAGGTATCGGTGTTAGCTGCGCTGATCGATACTCGTTCGGTTAGGGTAAACATGCTTGTCTTTTTTGTAGCCATTCTAATCATCTCTTATTGGGGGTGCCCGGGGGTTGTTTTTGTGCATGACGTACCAAACCGGTTCCCCCGGACAACGCAAGTACCCCACATCCAGCACTTAATCTTCTCTACCGGTGGCACGCCGTCTAATAGACCCCCACACCACACCACCCCTATGTATAGCCATAGGCTATAGGCATTCCGCTGATGCGTACATACTTATACTAGGGGTTCTTAGGAGTGTTATGGCTGACGAACCATTACAGACCGACGTTTACTTGACGAAAGAACAAATTGAGTGGGTCAAGTTAGCGATCCACCGTGACATGATTTACCAAGATGAAACGGAACCGATAGATTGGAAGTATAATGTAATGGAAAGATTAGATTATGCACAACGCAAATTTAAGTTCTGCAAGGAATGCTGGACGCATTGGGTTGCTCGATGGTCCGATGACACTCACAAGTGCCCACCAAAGGAGGAAGAGTGATGCCAAACCGTACCATCAGCCTCGACGAAGTAAGCGATGCGATCCGCAAGCAATTGGTCAAAGACGGTGAGAACTTCTCCCACTGGGTTCGAATGCAGCTGCGAAAGTATTCACCAGATGAAAGTGAACCAAAAGTGAAGCCTACACCACCTCGAAACTACATGTGCAAGAATTGTTTTGGCAATCATTGGACTGCCGACTGTCCGACGTTGGAGGCTTCTGAATGATCGACGTCGTACAGTGTCCATTCTGCTCATGCAAGATTCGAAAGCAAGGCCGAGCGACTTGGGAGATGCGATTGTCGCTGCGCAACCATCTTCAGTTCTGTTCTCGAGTACAGGAGGAAGAGTGATGTGCGTCAAGTGTGAAGCCTGCGATCAGACTTACTTCTGCAAGCACAATCAACGTCTTACAACTGGTGAAGTTGTACGTTGTGAATACAACTTCCTTTGGGTTCAAACTTGTATGCTATGTCAACCCAAGTAAGGGATCAATGAGATAGCAACTTGAACAGTTTCGAAGCCACCGACCAGACCGAGAGTGAGAAAGGACACAAGCACGTTAAGTCGAATGAGACTCTCCAGGTTGGATTCTTTTTCTGCACGTCGTTCTTCACGTGTCATAAGCCACTGTGCAAATCGTTCGGTCTTGCTTGGTGCTTTTGTTTCTTCAATTGGTGTTTCTTCAGACATTTTAATTCCTCAATTAGATTTGTGCGCCCATTCGGATCGCAGAGATTTCGTACTCGAACAT